AGCCGTTTTTAAGGCTTGTATGCGGTTTTTCTTTTTGCCTGTTTCCCGTAAAACACCGCCTAAAACTGCTTTAAATTTCAAAAATGTTAGTCAAATGTTAGTCAGCTTTAAAGTTCAAAAAATCGGGTGTTTACTGACTTTTTCTTACATACTCATTTACATACTCAATCTATATTTATTCATTGCGAATATCTGATAACACGAAAAAGTTTTAAAAATAGTTTATTGATGATAACAATTAAAAACAGCCCCACACTTCTTACTTAGCAAGTGTGGGGCTAAACTTATGTATTATTCTTTTTTATCGGTATCATAATCAGTCTTACTGTCAACCGAGTCTTTCAATCTGTGTACAATTTTAACTAAAAACGGTGGAATCGGTGTTCCAAGCTCGCTCAGATTTTCGAGAATACTTATAAGCTCATTGATGATAAGCCATACAGCCACAATCAATCCAAAGCAGTAGCTGCTGTAGTCAATTCCCACGCTTGCGAGTCCTGCGCAGATAAGATAATCAACAACACCGCCCACGCATACGAGAACAAGGTAGCCTACTTTCTTAAGTATTCCCTTAACACCAATACGGCTGTTGAGGGTTTTATTTATGTAAGCCTCTGCCATACCTGTACCATAGTCTATTATCATTACAACGATAAGAATTGTGAGCGGCACGAGCAAAACATTGAAATATGCTGCCAATGCTCCAAGTGCTACCGAAACAGTAGCCTGAATAATATTGTCTTTCATTTTATACCTCCTGATTAAGTCAAAGTAATCTGCACACCGTCAATTTTAGTGCCGAGAAGTCCTGCGTAACCGTCCTGATTACTGTCTTTTTCTGTATTATGCTGCCAATCCCAAAAGCCTGCACCCTGCTTACGCACTCTGTATGTAGCCTTGAAGTCGCTCACGCCGCTAAACTCGACCTGTACGGCATCAATGACTTTTTCCTTGATGCCTGCAAATCCGTTTCGATTATCATTGATGTTGTAACCTGTTACCCAAGGCAACCAGTCACCGTTGAGCAAGTGCACACGATAGCGAATTTTACCTCTTGATACTTTAAGAGCAATAGCTGAAATAGCTTGTTTCTTTCGTCCTGCTACATTTGATAACCCCTTGACCTCATTGTACCACTTGCCGTCTGCATACACACGATATGTCAGAGTTGGTTTTTCAACTTTGCTTTCCGACTTGCTGAAAACACTGTCATTGAAAATTACATTAGTATCAATATTTCCGCAGTAACCGCTTACTCTGCCTGTTGAACTATTCTGCCATATATCACAGTTTAATTCATTTACGGAGTTATATTGTGCAAGCCAGATACTGTACTTTTTCTTTAATTTATCGTAATCGAGATAATTATTAAACCAATTCAGATTGGCATATACACCGACCTTATAGCCGTTAGCCTTAACAGTGTTGCAAAAATGCTCGGCAATAGCTGTCAGAGTTGATTTGCTGAGATGTGTCTGGGAGTTGTCCTCCATATCATAATAAACAGGCATATCAATAGCCTTACCGCCAATACACGCAAGACAGGCTCTTGCCTCTTTTTCGGCGTCCTCTGCACTGTCTGCATAGCTGTACCAGTAAACACCAATTTTCATACCTGCGTTTTTTGCGTTGCGATAATGGCTTTCAAACATACTGTCCTTCTGACTTGTTTCTCTGCCATAACCCGCTCTTATAATTGCAGCAGTTATTCCGTTGTTTTTGAGCTTTTTAAAATCTATTCCCTGCTGAAATTCCGAAATATCAACACAAGTTACTTTTGCCATAATTATCCCTCGCTTTCGAAAATTATTTTTTTGTTTTCAAACTTTTTATATGCGTCAAGATACATTTCGCCTTTGTCACCATTGAATGTGCATTCGTAATACATACCGTCCGGTAATGTTGTGCTTATAAGACATTTATGGTTTTGCAAAGTCTTACACGACCACACCACAAAAATGTCAAAAACAGGTGTATCGTCTGACTTATCTAAATGATTTAACACATACTTGTGTACCTCTGATATTGCAAGTTCAATAAAATTCATATTTGTCATAATTATTCCTCACTTTCTGAATTAATTTCCGGCAGCGGAGTACCCTTTGGAATTTCCTTGTAGTTTTCCTCACTGTCGCCTTTGCCAAGCCATACTTCTGCGGCTCTCATTGTTTCTGTTTCTAAGTCTGTAATCGCCATTCCCTCACTTGCCGTGAGCTTGCGGAGAGTTACTGTTTCTGTGTTTTCTGTCTGCTCATCAACAGGTGAGCTGTATTAAAGCCCCCATTTGGTTAATATTCAATCAAAGATTTGAACCAATAACGCATAGCTGATGCCATCCTTTTTTGACCGTGTTTATTAGGATGAACGCCGTCTGCACTATACATATTAATCCTACACTCGGTTAGCTGTGGGTACATCCCACTGCCCCCAGTCAAATATAAACAAGGAACGGATAATTCGTCACAAACCTCTTTGATTGCTTTTGCAAGATTGCGAAGATTTTTATAGTTCTCATCACTATCCCCTCTCGGAACTGGTGTAATCACACCGAATTTAGCATTTGGAAAATTCTTCACAATATACAATATCGTGTTATACAATATCCCGTACATTCCTGTTTTTTCCACTAAATTTCCTAATTCTCTGGATACGTCATTTGTTCCCATCATTACCGTAATAATATCTGTGTCTTTTGGAATATTTGGGCATACATTTGATACAAGCGACGGAAAACCGCTTCCAGACTGAGCCATATTCACAACATTTAATCCAAATTCTTCGGCTAAAATATCATGATAGAAAGTGTCTGTGTGAGAAGTGTTAACAGAAATACTATCACCTAGTACTGTCCATTTCATACCAGTTGTTTGTGTTGGTTTATTTTCCTTCTCTAACTCTTTTATTTTTTCTCTTGCAAAAGTATCTCTCAATTCTGCATTAAACATTTTTGTAATTTCGCAATCAGTTAAATCCGTATGCGAAGTACTATCCTTATCATATCCTACATAATCATGACAGGTATTTCCTTCCTCTACCATGATAACGTCTGTATAATCTGTTCCACCGCGCCAGCAAGCAGTGAAACATAAGTAAGCCGAACCTTCTGGAGCAGTAAATGTATATCCTCTTGCACTTGTATCGGTATTCATTACCGTACCAGTACCGTTAATTTCTACATTATTATTATTACCGATAAAAAACTTGCACAACTGGTCATTGTCTTTGGTGTAGATATAAATTCCACCCATATCAGTGTACTTCCACGGCCTTCCATTCGCCCAAAATGCGTATGTTTTTCGACTAATAATGGGAATTTTTACGCTTTTTGAATTTAATAGTGTTACGAATCCTGATAAACTACACTCATATCCGTCAAATACCATTGTATTTTTGTCGAAAATATTTGTCACATTTTCGACTGGCTTTTCTTTTCTTTCATAACTCAACCCTGCTATTCTTGAATATTGAATAGGATTCATATGTGTAGTTCCATTTTCTTCGATAATCCTCACTCTGTCCTCGATTGTATTTTTAGAAGTGAAAGTAACTTTCACATGCACAGCGTTAGTCTTATTATTTGTTACAACAAGTGTTTCTGCATTTAACGGAATCGTTTTAATTTCTGTTCCTCTTATTTGAAAGTCACTAATAATGGCACCTTTTTCATCAACGAACAAATTTCTTGTAGCACTGTCGGTATATGCACTAATTTTTATATCATTGTTTTTAAATTGCGATACATTAAATACATATAACTCATAACTCGAATTTTCACGAATAACATTATCATTCCTAACATAATGATTATCTAAATACTTAATTTCTTGCAAATCGTAATCGCCACTGAAGATTTCAAAGCGGTTTGCTTTAATGGATAAATCTTCCTTTAGCTTACTTAACTGATTTGTTACATCTGCCTTATCAGCTTTAAGATTAATCTTCATTGTCACTGTTTCGTCAAGGTCTGTTATTTCATTATCAATGCCAGTAAGTCTATTGCTCAAATTCTCATATGTTCCACGAGCATCATACACTTCTTTTACTGTATCAGCGATAGTTCCATATGTTTTCTCTGAAATTTTAGCGCTATCAGCGATAGAAGATGTCACTTGAATCTTGAGCGGCACAGGTGTATTTACAATCACTGTTCCGTCTTTTACAATGTTAAGTTCTATGCTGAGATATCCATATCTGCCATTGAAATTCTCAAGTGGAATAGTAACTATATTGTTTGTGACTGTGCAATCAACTGCATTATTGACTAAAACATCATCAATAACAAAAATCGCAGTAACTGTGCAACCGCTTATATCGAGTTTTTCTCCACTTGCAATTATCGTTACATCAAGATATCTTGTCTTTTTGTCATTAATATTGACAATACCTGCAATTCGCTGCTCGTTGCGACTGTTGATGTCAATTGTAGCAGGAATATGTTTAAGTTCCATTATCTTCTAAATCTCCTTTTGATTTTTAAAAAATCAGACATCTTGAGATTAACTTCTCCTATGCCGATTTCTGTGTATTTTTCGCTAATGCTGTCATATACTGTTTTTGTGATTTTGCTTTCAATTTCTGAACCATCTTTATTAATTATTGCCACTTTGTCACATAGGCTGCAATTTTTCAGCGCCTCAAGTTCAGATTCAAGAGTGACTGTTATATTTACATATTCAGCTATTTGTTCTGCATCTTGTAAATATTCTTTAACTGCGTCTTCAAGCATAGTTCTTACTTCGCTGAAGTTATAACCAGTCTGTGGATCGACTTTAGTTCTTGTTATTTTACTTGAACAATCGAACAGATATGTTTTCTTTAAAGTCGCATTTAGATTTGTAAGGTAAGGTTCAGTAGCTGTAACTGTTACTTTTTTGCCGTCTGTTGTTTCGCATTCTGCGTATGGCATGATGTGCGTGTAATATTCATTAATCGAATTAACTTGTTTAAATTCAGATATATTAGAGCCAAATGCAATACGGTGAGTATCTGTGCCTCGATTTAACAATAAATTGATGTTGAAGTTATCACAGAGCAATTCTGCTTTAAATACTGCCGTCAATCCGTTTTCTTCGTTAAGTAAAATATTCTCAAATGTTTCTGCCGAGTTAAACCCGAGTGAAAATTCTTTTTTGACTCCAATATTAGATGAGAAATTAAACCAACTGTATGGTGTATCTGAGTACCATACTTCATATTGAAGATTTGACATAATTGCTGATGGGGAATCCGCTTTTGAATAGTTATAATACATCGGAACTGTACCGTTTTGGAAGAATAATCGTGATATGTGACTTCCTGAAATTGTCATATCTCCGTATTTATCAACTTCGATTTTCTCGATGTAAAAGAGTTGAGGATTGTCATGCGAGTTTGCTTTTGCTTTTATGTACGCTCCGTTTTTAATCTTATCAATCAATCTGTCAGTACCTTTGATTTTCGCTTGAAATGTATACGCTCCGTTTCGTTCTTCTGTAACTTTAAATTCTGTGCATTCTGTAATAAAGCCATAGCCGTTATAGTCGAAAGCATTTGTTGAATTTTGAGCGTTATCATACAGCAGAGGAAACATTATAATCGCCTCCATCTTGGAATGATATTAATTTTACTGAACGCATTTTCCTTTTCTGAAATTACTTTAATTTTATTCCAGCCCGAAGTAAAAACAGGAAAGCTTGTGCAAGATATGTATGCGTTCATATCTGTTATGTCACAAAATGCAGATTGCATTTCAGAATCAAGTTCAATTAAATTTTCATTGTCAACAAAAGCAGCCTTTATTTTGATTTGTGTATTATTAACATCAAGTGTTAAATCTTGTGAGTGATAAATACAAAAATACGGCTCTGCAGAGAACTTTTCAGGGTTATAAACATAGAATTCAGTTTCTTTTTGAGAGTTTGCCGCTGCACTAAAAGATATTGTTTTTTGCCCTTCATCACTGTACCAAAACGGCTGTCTTGTAAAATTAAGAATAGTTGATACACATTTGTCTGCCTTATATTCTATTTTATCTATGCTTTTGCATATAGCTTTTGCATAATATCCCGTGTTATATGTATCTCGCAATTCTTTGTATTTGCCGTCAAAATTTGCAAATTCTTCTGCAAGCATACGAATCAAACTTTGAGTATCGTTGTAAACAAGCCAAGGCAAGCTGTTTATTTCATACGACACATCAATATTTTCATAGAAACCGTTATCGGCGATTATTCCTCCGTCTTTGCCGTATATGTCAACTATCTCAAATTTTCTGTTTGATATATGATAAAAAGGTGCATTTGCTATGCAAAATCCGAGTTTGCGCAGGCTTGTGCCGTTGTATTCTAAGTTGTGCATATAATCCGCCTCCTTAACATTCTTGGTTCAGAGTATCTATAACTGCGTGAGAAACACGCTCGTTGAAGTCGTCAATATCTAAATCATTATTTATGTTGACATTTCCATAATAGTTCAGAGCAACTCTTGGAGCATTTGTGATAACTTTATTTGTTGTACTTGATGCGGTATGGTCTAAACTTTTAATGTTATTGAACTTATCATTCAGCACATTAATATAGCCGACTGTTTCGTTAAAATCAAAGCTGCCAAGCATATCTCTCGCAATACTTTCTGTGCTTAACCTCACCTTGCTTTTGTTACCGCTAATACCAATCGCTAAGCCCTCTGTAAAATAATTACCAATTTTTTTAGCTTCCTTTGAAGGCGAATTAATACCAAGAATTTTTTTAACTGCACCAAGTGCAAGTCCGCCTATGCCTGTAGCTGTGCTCCATACATTCTTAATAGCATCGCCCAACGAAATACCATTAATAAAACCTTGAACAAAATTGTTACCTGTGCTAAACAGAGAAACACTTTTAGCGCCGCTGCGTGCTTGCTTAGCCATACTTGTGCCTGCGTGTCTAACCATTTCATTGTTTTCCATCAGTCCGTTTATTAAGCCTTGAACCGTATAAACTCCTCTTCTACGCATTGCTTCCGAAGGTGAATGGATTTCCATTCCTTTGTCATATTCAGAAATTATTGTAGACGCCCAGCCTTGACTATTCTCGACAAGTGCTCCTTGATATTCTTTCGTGCCTTCAATCAATCCGAGAACTGTATTCTTACCGCTTTCTCTTGCTGCCTCTTGCAGCTTATCCATTGAAGACCATAACTTATTGCCGTTTTCATCAGTTGCAGCAAGTATATCATTCTGTGAAATCATCTGCTGATTATATGCCATTAAAACAGCAGCGGCATCGGTGTAGTCACCGTTAAGAACTTTTTGAACATCAGACAAATCATCACTTGTCATTGTGAGTTTATTAATCTCTGCGGTTGATTCGTTATATTGGTTTTTTAACTCGTTGTATGCTTCAATCTGCTTTTTGATATCATCATACATTTTTGTTTCATCACTAAACCTGATGTTTCCACCAATCGTTCCATATGCATTGTAAAAATCTTCTACATCGTACCCTCGCAATCTAATCGTTGCATTTAGTTTCTTGTACGCTGCATCGATTTCACTCATTTTTTCTTCCATCTCTGACTTGATTTCAGCTCTGTTCTTGTTTGCCTCAATCTTTGCTTTCGCATTAGATGATTGCAATTCTGAGATGGCAGATTGGTTTGCGAGCTTTTTATAATCGTCAATCGTCTTACTAATGTTATTTCTGATTTCGTCAAGATCACCTTTGAGATTTACTTTTCCATTGTCGCTTATTTCAATATATTTAGCCCAAGCATCATCGAACCCCGGAACATTATCTTTAAAATAAGTTACGATTGTTGTGAGCTGTGCTTGCTCCTCAGGAGTAAGTGTTGCTTTTCCTATAAGCTCATCTAACTTTGCTTGATACTCATCTATGAGAGTATTGTCAGAATAAAGTTCGTCCACTCTATCTAATGTGTTTTGCAAGTTATCAGTGATTTCTTGTGTGTACTCTGCAAGATTATCTTTAATTTTGTCAATTTCTTCACAGAATTTTCCAGCCTCTGAATTACTCCATTTGAGTTCGTTATATGTTTCAACAGCAGAAACAAGTCCTATAACAAGTGTAGTGATTGTTCCGATAATATTCAAAGATTGAGCAGCATTAAGCCCTTTTTGTGCAGTTGCAGCTATATCTGTTGCTGTTGAAAGGTTCTTATATGCTCCGATTAAATTTGAAATACCTGTTACTAATTCCTGTGACTTTTTTGCTCCCCAAATAAGAGCAGCTTGCTTAGCTACACTTTCAAGTATTGTTTCTAAATCATCAAGATGTTCAGATGCCCATTTAATCGCTTCCTTTGCGACAGGATAAAGTTCTTTACCTATCGGTTGAATTAAGTCTGTTTGAACAACTCTACCAATGTTTTCCCAATCGGATTCGACATCGTCGTATTTGATGTCTTTAATTTTTTGCATTGAACCTTCGACATCTTTATAGCTGTCATTAACATCACCGAGAGAAGTTATAACTTTCAGCGCATTATCTTCACCGAGGCTCGACCACACATTTGAGGCTGTTGTTAGCGCCTCTTGGTCTGTTTTTGCGTTCTTTAAATCTTTTATTACAGAATAGAAAACATCCGCTGCGGTTGCCTTACCGTCTTTCCATTTATTGAATAATGTTGCAGTGTCTTCTGAAAAACTGCCGAGATTTTCTTCAATTCTGCCGTCAGATAATGATATTGTAAACTCTTTTACAAAGTCATTAACTTTGTCGAGATTATAAGCACCGTTTTTTGTACCGTTTTCAAGAATACTGAAAGTTTGTTCAGCCGAAAAACCTGCTTGTCCCCATATCTGAGAGTATTCAGCAAGGTTGTCTGCAAGTTCTCCACTATAATTCAAGCCGTTTTGAGCACCTTTTACGATTAAATCGAACGCATCTTCGGCAGAAAGTCCCATATTAGTGACTAATCCGTTTATACCTCTTAATGCTTCATTTATATCAAAACCGTCAAAAGTATCTTGCAGAGTATATAGGTTTTCTGCCATTTCTTTAAGCTTGCTCGGGTCTGTTTCACTCGTAACCTGCTTAATTTTTGCAAGAGTATCGGCGATTTCTTCTTGCGATTCGCCAAAGTTATCTTTGTATATGTCATTAATTACACTTTTGTACTTGAGCAGTTCGTCTTTGGCTAAGCCTGTTTGGGCCTGCAAAGAGTTAAGAGCTTTCTTTTCACTATTTGCGCTTGTTATTGCAGCTACGGCTGAACCGCCGATTGTACCCACAGCAACGCCGATTCCTGTTGTTGTGTCGGCAAGAACATCTTTAAGATTTGTTGCCGAACCTTTTACATCATCAAGCTCTTTTTTAAAGCTGCTTAAATCGGTTTTTTGGCTCTTATCTTCAAGGTTTTTAAATTCGTCAGCGGTTTTATTTGTTTCTGCTCTGACATCGCTCATTTCGCCCTCAAGCGATTTCATATTGACCGCTTTTGCTGTCGCCTCTGTATCGGCAAGCTGCTTTTCAAAGTTTTCAAGCTGACTTTTTGCTTTTTCAACTTCACGCTGATATGCTCTGAACTGATCCGCAGATATTTCGCCGTTTTTAGCTTGTTCTTCAACTTGCTCTTTAACTTCATTAAGCTCTTGGAGAGCAGATGTACTGCTTTTAATCTGTTCACGCAGAACATCTTGCTTTTGCGTGAGCAAGACTGTATTGTCAGGGTCAAATTTAAGCTGATTGTTAATGGTTTTCAACTCCGCTTGTAATGAGCGTGAAGAGGATTGTATATTCTTCAACGCTTTTTGCAAGTCCGTTGTTTCGCCTGCAATTTTAACTGTAATACCTTTAATAGTTGACGCCATATATATCCTCCAATCTTTTGTAATCGCTCATCCATTCAGAATATTGCTGATAAGTAATGTTTCCGCTGTTGTATTTTTCTTCAACGAATGGCAACACTGATTTAAGTTTCAAGTATTTTTCTTCATCAGCGTGTATGTTCTGATTGCTTTTGAGCTTGTAATAAGTGTCAATATAATCTAAAGTAAAACCAATTGAAAAAGTTTTCGTGTCAGCGACAGTCAGACCGCATTTGACGGCATAGGATAAAATTTCCTGTGCCGTCATTTGTACTTTCAGACTGCTGCCGCTGTTGCTTTTTTTGAGCTTGTTTTCAGTGATTCTACAATGAGGTCCACAAGGGGCTGTGCTGTTGATATTACTTCTCCAATGCTATACTGCTTTGAAAATTCTTTGATTGGTTTTATTGTATCGTCTGCAGATTTAGCCGCTGCCCATAAAATGCGCACAGTTGAGCTGTACTGTACTTTATTTGGATTAACTGTTAACATATCGACATCTCTTAAAAAACTGTGATTCTTGAAATTGTCTTCGTAAATAAGCATAGTATATGCTGTTACTTCAACTTCAAGTTCTTTCTCACCGACTTTAATTGTTTTATTCATTATACTTCTCCTTTAACTGTCGGTATTACAACTGCTGTCGGCAATGTGTCTTCGTACGAAGTATATCTTACAAAATCATTGTCCGGGCGTGGTTTTGAAGTGATTGTAAATGTCGGAAACTGCGGATCAAAGTTACCCTCTGATGTCTTGTCATTGCGTGTGGCTCTTGTAGATGCAACGCAGTCAAAGTATGTGTCAATTTCATAGAGTTTGTCGCTGTCATAACGCTCTTTAGCAACAAGCAAAGCAAAGCGAGGCAATACGCTGATTCCGCCTTTTTCGATAAATCCACCTTCGGTTGCCTCAGCATTGCCGTACCAGTCCTTTTCGATGTCATCAACGATAGCAATAAGCTCAAGACTGATGTTGTAGCCTGCATTGTTATTTGCAACTATAACAGGCAAACCGTCTGCATATACGGTAGTTGATTCACCACTTGGCTCTGCACCGACTGTTCTGCCGCCTGCTTTGTCGGACTTAAACCATTTAACCTCGCTATATGTAATTTTGCCTTCTGTTGTTTCTGTAAGCATAGCATAGCCTACTTTTGCGATTGTTTTGTTCATAAGATAATCTCCTTCGTTATTTTCTTTTAATTCCTCCACCCATTGCCTTTGAAGAGAGAATTAGTTTTTTAACTTCGTTTTCAAATTCTTTGTGAATTTGCTCGCTTGCAGGAGCAATGTGCACTTTTGGCATTACAGTTCCGCCTTTTCTGCTTGCGTGAGGTTTTTCGAGCAAGTGTGTAAGCCTGTATTCTTTGCCTGATGCAAAGACCGTCTTTTCATAGTAAGCATTAAGTTCGTTTGTAACTTTTACTTTGAACGACCTGCGATATTTTTTTCTTTTGCCAACAGGTGCTGCTTTTTTAATTGCTTCTTTAAGCTCATCTGCTTTAGTATCAACAAGATGTATAACACCCATTTGTATGTCTGCAGTATATCCTGCAACTTCACGAGATATAGTTTCGCCGATTCTGTCGATACCGCATTTTTTGTTGCTCATATTTTGTAATCAACTCTTACTTCATAATATGATACGCACATTTTTTCTGCCGCAATCCATGCTCGATTAGTCTTTTTCCAAACAAGATTGTTCTTATTAAGCCATTCTGCAAATTTTTCCTCACTTGTATGATCGGTCCTGTCTGTATATAGCTCAATATCAATCTTACTTCCTAATGTAAAAATAACTTTTCCGTCTGCATTGATGTTTTTATCTTCATCTTTGAAATATGCAATAAACGGAGTTTCAACCGGTTTGCTAAAATCAGCCTCAGCAACTTTGAAGTTACAAGTTTCAAGTAAGCCGACAAAATCATCATAATTTTTAAAAGTCATTTGCTTTCTCCTTGTATAAGCCTCGGCAGGACAAAGATAAAATAGTGCAAGGCGGATTTTTGCATCTGTCATGCTGAACCTGCTCAATTTTGTATCTTGTGCAGTCAATTACCAAAGCCATATCCGGCTGAATTTTCTCATCACAATGTATATGTATCACTTTTGATAATTCAATATCATTTTGTTTTGCACCGTAATAACGAGTAACTCCAACTTTTTCGTTGCCAAAGCGATACTTTCGTGCTGTGTTAGCAATAATAGTATCGTTTTCGTCTGTATCAAAAACAAAAGCTACACCGTCGTTAAATGTCAAAAACTTAATATCACTTTGAGTCATAAGCTTTTACCTCATATTCTTGCCTTAACATCAAAATATCCGCTGCAAAGTTGTTGTCAAACTGTTCTGTTGCGTTGCTGTAAGCATATCGGCAGTAGTCAAACAACAAACTTCTTGCTCTTGTAGAGCGTATGAAATCCTCATCAGTTAAGGCAGGATGGAAAGAGCGGAGGTGTTGCTTGCCATTTTCAATTATGATATTAATTTTTGATTTTGCGCTATCGTCAGTTTTGATGTGTTCGCTGTCAAAATCAAGCATATTAATCACATCATCAATTAACTGTGCCATAATTCAACACCTCCTGCTTATTATGCTGATGATTTAGAATTGAGAGTAACCTCGATAGCGAGCGGTTCAAGAGCGCTGATATCAAGCTTTAAGAAATCAGTTTCATCATAAGAGAAACCTGTTGCGAATGTTTTAATTGTGTATACACGATTGTCTTCGAGAAACTGGTTCTGATCAGAGTATTCGAGTTTACCGCCCTTGCCTGTCGATACGCAGGCTTTGTATTTAGAAAGCTGGCCAAGAGCAGCAGTGCCTACTGCAATCATTTCAGACTGAAATACTCGTGTAGGATAAGGAAAAATGTTGTTTTTATAGCTACCGTCAGTAGCGAGAACAGTAGTTGCAGGAATAACCTTGGTGAGGTAATCAACAGGATTGACAATTAAGTCAACAAACGGCACTGACTTGGTTTTGCCGCCTTTGCCTTTTGCAATCTTACCGATCAGAGGCATATATGACTTAATATCGAGTTTTGTAACTTTAGTCGCCGTCTTGTCAGGATATGCACCTGCGGTTACTGAGCCGTTAATATTCTTGAGAATACCCACAGGCTTGTTCTTGCCGTCACCATTGATAAAACCGTCTTCAAGTCCGTAAGCAAGAGCATCAGCAAGAATTCTGCGAACATAAGCGTCAATGTATGTAGCTCCGAGTTCAAGCATATCCTTTGGAACGGGAATAAATGCTGTAAGCTTTGATGTTGAGAAGTCTTTTTCTTCAATGGTTCCAGCGAGCTCCTGTGCAATCTGAGAATTAAGAGCGCCCCAAGCCGCCATTTGTTTTGTATCAGTTGCAAAAATTGCTTTCACTGAGCCGTAAGTGTTTTCAATATTGATAGCATCAAGAAGTGGATGCTCATTTGAAATGTCTTCGAGAACTGTATCAATTACAGTCTGCGGAATAGTTACATCAAGACCTGCAAGGCTCTGCTTAACATCAACAGCCTTTGAAGCTGTCTTAATGTTATTGTAAAAGCTCTGTTCCGCCGATGTAAGCTGTCTGAAACCCCTTTTGGCGAGAATGGCATTGTCAGCAGTTGCACCTACTTCTGCTGCTGTGTCAATAATAGCCTGCTGAAGACTTGTAGCGTACTGCTCAAACGCAGATGTCATCTTAGCTTCGTCTTTGTCTGCGAACGCTTCCTTCAACTGCTTTGCAAAATTTGTTTTTGCATTGTTAATAAAATCAAGATTTTTCATTTTTAATCTCCTTTATAAATAATTTTTGTTTTTGAAAAATGTTTCAAAAAAATCAAAGCTGTCTTTTTCGTGCTGAGTGGTGTTTGGCTCCTGTGGCGGCTTTTTACCGAGCATTTTCGTGAGTTCTGCCGCTGCTTGTTTTGCTTTAGGATTTTTTCTCTGTTCTGCTTGTTCAACAACTTCTTTTGAATCTGTTAAGTCAACAGGGTCGAGAATTTCATCACACAGTCCGAGTTCGAATGCCTCCTGTGCAGTAAGGAATGTTTCAGCGTCAAGCAGTGGTTCAAGGGTTTCTCTCGTAAGTTTATCACCTGCGTGTACGAGATAAGAATTAGTGCTTGCTTCGCTGATTTTATCAAGCTGTTCTGCATATTCTCTATGTTCTTTAGCGTTACCGCAACAAGCACCGATAGCGTGATGAATCATCATAGTTGTATTAGACGGCATTATGATTTTATCCGCTGCCATAGCTACTACACTTGCGATTGAACACGCCATACCGTCAATATACGCAGTAACAGGTACATTCTGCCTTTTTAACAGATTGTAAATAGCAACACCTTCGTCAACATAACCACCGATAGAATTGATATACAGTTCAATACTGTTAATAGTTCCTGCTTTATCAATGACTTTTCGGATATACTCTGCACTTGTAGTTGAATCATAGTAATAACCCCAACAGTCTAAATACCCCGGTTCAATTTCACCGTACAAATAGATTTGCAAGACATTTTCATTCGCAATCTGCTTGATTTTGTAGTTTCTTTCTTTCACTGAGTTTCACCACCTTTCAACACCTCATCTGATGTCTGATAGTTCTTTGTAATGTAATATTTCTGTGCCCATTCTTCTTCGCAAGGCAGCATATTACAATACTTTTGAGCCTTGGCAGGGGAAATAACACCGCTTGCTATTGATTTGTCAAGGTTATTTGCATTGCTTATCGCATCTATATGCTTAACTGTTGTTGTATCAATAAGCATATAGTTGCCTTTTAAAAATTCGGAATTTCCGAATTTCTTTTTTGTAATTTCTTGTTCAAACATTTGTGCAATAGGATCTACCGCATTTGCGATAGCACAATCCATAGCGTCTGAAAGCATAGATGCCTCGCCGCTAAGAATAGCCGGCGGAATGTGTAAAGCGTTTCCAACAGTTGCATATGCCTCTGCTCTTAGCTTTTGAATATCGGTAATTTCACTGTTTGTAGTTTTCCCTGCCTCTGTTGCAGGCTCTGAATACTTCATTCCTTTGAAAACAGGTAATACAGCATTCTTTGACTCATAATATTTTTTGAACTGCTTTCCGAGAATTTCAGAAAATGTTTCGTTAAAATCTTTATCGCCAAAGTTGAAGTTTTCAAAAGTTACTATACCTTTATGCCCTGCGGCTTTATTGTAGCGCTCTTGAGCAGACATCATAAGTTGCTCGTATGTAGTGCACATTTCGGCTAATAAGCCTCTGAGAGCAAAGCTGTTGTACTTTAAATAAATTACTTCACTTTCACTAAAAGTACGCTGATATGTAAAATTTCGGCAAGTTACACTTGTAAAAATATCATCAAAAACAGCATATTCAGTTTTGCAATAGCTATCTGCAATGAGCAACTGATTATCAGCAGTTGAAATAATTAACAGTTCGTTGTCTAAAATTAATTTTGAAATCGCCTGTGTTAAAAACTCGACTTTCGTTTGATGTTTGTTCGGTGCATAATTCCATAGATAGTATTCAAGACCTTTGTACTCCTTGTTATCAATTACAGTAACAAATTCGCACTTGGCAATGCTTTTGGCTATAAAATCAATTGCAGTAAACAGTGCAAGCTCTGTTAGCCTAAACCGCTGCTCGGCAGCGGAATAACTATCATCAAAGCTGTTGTCATTTTCTTGAGGTTCTGCTTTAATTTTTTTGCGAAAAAAACTAAAAATATTCAAAATATCACCACCTTATATGCTGATAGCTTTAAAAAATTTCTTGAAATTGTCTGTTGAAATAGGCTGACTTTGTTTGAGCAAATCTAATTGTGTATATGCCGCTACGAAAGCCATAAACCCGTCTGTTTTTCTTGATTTAGGCTCAATTTTTCCGTAACTGATATTGCCGTTTTTATCCTCTGTTGCCGATGTATTGTTAGTGTACCAACGCATTAATGCCGAATCACCCCACACGATTTTATGGTTTGCAAAATCAGACGCTATCAGCGGAGCTACCAGCATTTTATCTGACGGCCGAACGAGTTTTAAGTTATTAAGACCCTTGCAGTCACACTCAAATCCACACTCCAATAGAGGACTTTTGAGCAAAGTGTATCGGTAGTTATCCAACGCTCCTGCTATGATGTTGTAGTGCTTTTTCTGTTCTTTGAGCCATTCTGCAACAATTTGTGGCGGTATTTCTGCACCATCAACTCGTTGTAGGTCAGGCTGTTTATCATACGTAAATTTAATTCTGCTGAGGTCAGCGGATTGTGAGCAATACCACGACATCTGTTTCCAAACAATTTCGTTATCAATCATAAACAACAAACCTGCTCCGAGAAAATCTGTTGTTTTAGTATAGTCAAGACCAAATACACAAGTTTTGCCTTCCAAATCGGGTAGCGGTCTGTTTGTGGCTTTTATGTTTTCCCACGCTGTAACCGGGTGCATTTCTGTACCTTTGGGGATATTCATACGCTTAGTCATAAAAGATGAATTGTTTACTTTGTCACGCTTCCAATCCTCAAATTCCTTTTGAATTTCTCTTAACAAATTTGGAAAATATTGCAACGACGGATTTGCTTTGTACCAATTTTCTTGCTCATATACCTCTTTTTCATTGTCTAACCTGCATATGAAATAAAGAGTGCCGTTGTCAGGTACATCACCATTCAGCACTTCAAGACCTGCGGCAAGCTCGTTGTCAAGCGGCCCGTCCCGAACATCTCCCATAGTTGTAATTGTTGTTCTGCGTGGCATAGCTTTTTTGCCTAAGCCCGTTGTGAAAACATCAATGAGCTTATAATTTTCGTATGCATGCTTTTCATCAAAGTCGACTTTACCGGGTCTGCCTCCGTCTTTCGTTTTGCTGTTTGAAGTTCTGTATCTGATTGTTGAATTAGTCTTTATGTTTGTAATCTCTGTTTTGTTCCACTTAAAATGCCGCTGCATTTTTGTAGAATTGTTTTCCAAAATTTCGTAGATGTCATTAAATGTTGTGCTTGCTTGCTCTTCTGATGTTGCACAAATGTCAATATCGTAATTGCGTATGCCGTTGACAGGCGTGAGCAGAGCAAAATCTTCAAATGCAAGATAGCCGTTTTTTCCTGCGCCTCGCCCGACCACACAAACTAAATCGGGAAATCTTAATACACCCGGTGCGGAATATGTGCAATTATGCAGAATAAAACAAAACTTTTCCCACGCAAATAATTCGTATGGAAAATATTTCTGTAGAGCAAAATACTTTTCAACCTGCTCACTGTCAACATAGACTTGCTCATTTTCGAATACTTTTTCTATGAAATTTACAAGCTGTATTTGCTCTTTACATACACGATATTGACCACTTTTTACTTGCTTTATGTAATCGTCAAGGTATTTACAGTTCGTCATTTACATCACTTTCGACCTTGTCGATTGATAGCCCCATTTGCGAAAGAATAGCAAGTCTTTGCTTGTTGTACATTATTGAATTTTTCACTGACGGATTGTCTTTAGTGTATTCTTTACCTGTTGAAGAAATTGCCTTGTATGATAAGCCGTTTTTCTTGATATCAGCTTGCATTTGTCGTTCAAGTTTAGTGTAGAAAATGTAACTTTCGATTAAGTCACGATACACATCAATGTCTGCTCCTTTTAATGTGAGTTGTTCAATTAAGCTTTCTTTGATTTTTGCCATTTTAACTTGTGCCATTTTATTGCTCCTATCACAAAAATTTCTCGTGCGTGCGTGCGAGGACAAATTGTCTACCCTGTACACCGTTATCCACACACTTGAGGTAAATGCGATTTTTGACCCCGGGGGTGCTACCATTTCTCGGAAAATTCTTCTGAAAAAATTTTTTCTTGCAGTTTGTGATGCTCTTTGTAATGACAATCTTTGCACAGACATTCAAGATTGTTGATGTCAAGAGCAAGGTCAGGTCTTGCTTTAAGGTACTTCTTGTGATGCACCGCTTCACAGGGGCTATATTTTCCTACGGCTCTGCACCGTTCACATTCATTGTGTTCCATTGTACGCTTTTTATCTCGCATTCTTTGCCAGTCAGCGGTCAAATAGAACCTGTATGTTTTGCCGTCCTGTATTTGTTGTATTATCCATTCTGTTGTTACATTTCTTTTTATCATTTTGCAAATAAATAAGCCGCTGTATTAACAGCGACTTGATTAACTTTGTATTTTCTGAGCTTTGCTCAATTATATTCTAACACACCCTTAAGCGAACAAACGAACAACTTTCACCACTCATAGCGATTGCACATAACCCTTATGCCGTCCTCCGTATTTCCTCCGCCTACTTTGTGAGCTATTTGTTTCCATTCATAACCATATTCCAGACGCAATAAAAGACAACTTCCTTGCAAAGTTGTTGGAGGTATCGAACTTATAGCGTTTGATTTTTTCATTTCTGCTTTGTACAATTCTTCTCTTAAATCAGCTATTTGAGGTACTATTTTTTCAATGCTACTTGACGCACTCTCACCATCAATAGCGTTTGAAATATTTGTTGTTATGTGCGTAACTTTAGCTTCGAGCATAGCTATTTGTGCTCGATAATAGCATATGTCATTCTCTATTTCTCTAATTTGTTTTAGATTCATTTTTTGACTCCTCCGTGCAGTCAACTGCATTATTGCAGATAATATTGCTTAATCGTTGAGCGAAACGAAATAATATTTATGTTTTTTCTCAAATTTAAGCGGATTATATACTTTGCAAAATTTGCCGCTAAAACAGCGTTTTTCTTTTTGCTTAACTTCGCAATAACTATTTCTATAATATTCACAAGTAGCACAACATCTGTGCTTTTGCCTGTATTCATTAGGTGTCATTATTAATCATATCCTTTCTACGGTATTTGTGATTATCGATTGCCAAATAGGTAAAATAAAAAGACGCTCCAGTGAAGTCATTAACCCACATTTCGTCACGCACAAGATAATAGCCTTGTGGAATTTGCAAAGCCTCGCCTTTTTCAAGTTTTTTGAATTCACGCTTTTTGCCCTCAACAACTGTTACTTCGGGCTTGGTTAGATTTCTTGATGTTCTTAACCTTTTCTTTCCGCAAACATCTTTGCGAATATATTTTGCAAGATCGGCAAAATTGCCGTCTTGATATAGCGGTGTGAAGTTTATGCCGTTTTTCCATTGCCAACACTCTGTTGCAATTTCTCTGATGCAATCTTCAATCACTATATGCAGATGCCAATTCTTGCCGAGCTTGCCACATTCACAGTAGCCAATGTATTTGAATTGTACTCCTATTTTTTCTGCTCTGCGTTTGATTCGTTTGAAAAAATTATTAACAATCTTTTCAAACTGCTCCTCTGTGAATTCTCCTTTGGGCGCTGAAAAGCGAGCAAACCAATCTCCTTCGGTAAAGTTACAGAGGATAAGTCTTTGAGTATGCTGCTCTCCACGAATGCGGTTTGCAAGTGCTTGTTTTTCGTTTGTTTTTGCTTGATTGAAATTGCGTGCAATGTTCTTTTTGTTACGCTTGCGTAATGATTTATAATATTTTATTTCGAGCATAGGCCCTGATTTAACTTCACATTTATATATGTACATTTTATAAATCCTTTATTATATCATTATTTTTTATAGCGGTCACTTAATTAATTACTTGAGCAGGATATGCAGGGGCATTTCAGCCCCTGCGATTTTTACTTGAAATATTCAAGATATGATTTTGCGATACCTTGACAATTTTCAGACTTTACAGGTACACGGTGAGCAATAACATTGAGATTGTCGCAATCAAGCTCTTTGTATATTTCCGCTGCTCGGTTCTCTTCGGTTGACTTGTAAAACTTAAACAGTAAGTCAACAAAAGGTATATTGCCAAAGCGGTCGAAGAAGAGTTTTTCATTTTGTGTAAGAGCTTGTACACATTTCTGCTTATACTCTTCATCAGCTTCTGCTTTTATAAATAATTGATTATATACATCTTGTTTCGTGAATAAGTCAATAATCTCGACAGCTGTTTTTAATGCATCAGTATCTTTGTTATTAATTTGATGTGCAAGTTCTGTAAGTTTGCAAGATGTTTCTCTCGTTCGTTTAATCCATTCACGGTGCTCAATCTCTGCGAAATATGTTTCTGTTCTGAATCGTCTGTATTCGCTCAATAACTTGTATTTGACCTGCACACAACTTTTAGCCGAGAGCAAGCCAATCTTGCCACAGCTGTATATAGCTGACATGGACAGAACAAACCACCTGTTGTATGTATCAAGACTGTTTATTATTTCTGTGTCAATTTCTCCTGCGATAAAGCCGACTGCGAGTTTGTCGAGCGCACTTAGTGTATCAAAGCTGCTCTCTTCTGCAATTTCTTCATCTTGAATTTCTGCTTTTTCATTTTTCATTGTTATTCTCCTAAATTAAGATATTTAAGAATTTTATCCTGCGCTTTTTTGCAGCCATAGCAAACAGCGACTGCATAACCTTTTTCATTCAGCTTTGCAAGCCATTCGTCTTGCTTTGCTGTTGTCTTGTTCTTGCCAAATTTAAGCTCAATAAACAGTCCGTGATAACCTCCACGAGCAACAGGTAAGCATATATCCGGCACGCCTGCACGCACACCTTGTTTCTTTAGGTTGGCCGCTTCGAGTTTATTGCGACTACCGCCGTTTGGAATATGAAACATCATATCCAATTCGGGATACTCTGTCTTCATAAAGTCAGCCCAGCGAAAGAGCTTCTTTTGTTCGTCTGCTTCATACTGTTTCATTGTACTTAATCGAACCTCCTAAGGCATTTAGTGCTACTCTTGATTGCGAGTATAGTTTTTCAATCTTATTTACAAATTCGTCGTTAATCACATCAACAGGAGCAATAAATGCATATGCTATCAAGCCAAACTTGACGCATACATATTTCTTGCCATTAATCCCATCTCTTATAGTCAAACGCATATCGCCATTTGGCATATCGGTAAACGGAGCTAAATATTTTATATCAACAAATAAAATTCCCTCTTCGGTCGAAATCGGTATGACTATCTTATCTTTGATTGCTATTGTAATATCCCACATCTCAGCATCTGATTCATTTGGATCACTGTCAGACACTAAGATTGGAGGAGTGCCAACAAAAAATTCAAAGCAACACTTGTTTCTCTGAGTATCGTTAATATCATAGAGCTTGCATATGCTGTCTTCTGTCAGCATTGGTAAACCTGTGATAGGGTAGCAGGCACTTCCGTCAGAAAGCCACTGCTCGTCATATTCGGCTTGATACACATAAAAGACTCCACTTTTCTTGCAGATGTCAAAGCACTTTTTTGTTTTCATTATTTTTTAACTTCCTTTCTGTCACAGTCGGGTATAATTTTACCTATTCGGACTAATGCTGTGTACATACCGTAGCTGTAGTGAGTTTTATGCTTTTTGTTGTATTCGTCGATTTCACGCTGTTTTAAATCCAAGTTGTCAAGTTTTCTCTTTTTCATATGTATATATCCTCTCTATAAAAGTTAAAAGAGCAGCCGCACCTGCTCTGCAGTAACATTATGCAAGTCAGTATTATATTTTAAGAAGAATAATCAACGAAAGTTGTACTTTCTGATATATAGTAAAGCCGTGCGGAGCTTACTAACTTAATTAAATTTATAAGCTATGCTGTCAAAATAGCTTTTTGCAATTCCTCTGAGCTTTTCGCCCTTGTCAGGGTCTGACACGGCTATTTTGGCAACGTTTTCAGTGAATTTATCAGTGTTTCGTTGTATCTCTCCGAAATACAGCGTAGCCGTCACAAGCTCGGCGTCTGCATTCTTGTCAAGCCTGCCTGCCATTTCCTCAGCCTTTTTCAGCGCCTCTTTTCTTTCCTGCTCGGCGGCTTCTATCTTTTCCTTGTACCGAGCGTCAATATCAGCCCTCAGCCTGTCCTTTTCTTCGTTCAGCCTGTCGCTGTATTCCTTTTCGGCTTTTTTTACAGCCTTTTCCGTAGCCTTTTTAACAGCAGCTTTCTGCTCAGACTTTATTTTTGCGTTTTCCTCCTGCAGATTTTTCAGCTTTTCGGCAAGCTCGGCAGTTTTCTTTTCCGCTGCACGTTTAATTTCCTCCTCGCTCGGTGACTGCACCGCAACCTCAACAGGCCTGCTTTCAAGCTCCTTAACCTGCCTGCGCAGCTCCTCATTTTCCGACAAGAGGATTTCCTTGCTCTTCTCGTTGTCCTCAAGCTCATCAGACAGCAGACTTATCTGCTCTCCCTGCTCCTTACTCTTCTCAACAAGCTTCTTAATTTCAGATACCGACATTCCCTCAAGGTTGTTTTCTGTAATAAAATCTTCCCTGTCCACCGCACACACCTCGGTAAGTAGCTGTAATTTCGTAATGCCGAGTGATGCATTTGACTGCAAAACCGTACCGCCAAGCTTTTCGTATGTGCTGATGTAGTTGTAAGCTTGTCTGCGTTTAATGCCGCAGGCTTGCTCTGTGTATGTATCAAATGTTTCAAAGCCGAGCGCTTCGTATAAGTGCTTATCTCTCATTAATTTAAGATTTTCGCACAAGCTAATCATTGCATCTGCAGCCGTCTGCTCTGCTGTGATTATTTTCTGATGAGTGTTTAGTGCTGACATTGTATCTGCTGACATTTCAGTGATGTTGAAATCAGCTATACTCATTATGCTGCTGTTATCTGACATTTTTCTTTTCTCCTTTTCAACTGTTCTATTTTTTCTTTATACCATTTATCCATAAAGTCTTTAACTTCTTTTGGATACGCACAATTTCTCAATCCTCTGCATTGCTCAATTTCATAAGTTGTGGGATTAAGCTCAAGCGTAAAATATGGTTTGTCTTTTTCGCTTGTCTTGCGGATAAAAAGTATAATTGTACTGCCAACGGCAACTCTTTTTGCGTATGTCGCTACACAATGGCATAGCGTTTTGCCTTCGTTTTTTAGGTCATTGTGTCTTGACGGTGGCATAATACAATAGTTTTTATCCTCATAGCTATATAAATTGCTATAAGATTCGTATTGTCGAGCAATTTGTGGAAGTTCTGCATTTTTAAGTTCTTCATCATTGATTATGCTGTACGCTAAATCGTGAGCTTGCTTTAAGTTTTTAGGGAAAAGCACTTCTGAATTTGACAAGTCATATTCAAGCAAAGTAGCATTTCTAATGTAGTCTTTATAATCAATAAAAAAATGCCGTCTTGGATCCCACCAACTGTCTTTATCTTGGCTTGTGCAATTTTCGCTTTCCCACTTGCGGAAGAATTTGCAGAATTTTCGCAATGAACTACGCTGTAAAATACTAAGCATTTCTGCTGTATTACAATCAATTATTGAGCTGACTTTTAAAAATTCTTTCAGCTCTTCAAAGTCTATTTTTCTGCCTGTGCTTTGATATGCTTTGTATAGCTCAAATTCTCTGTAACTAACATTTAAAGGCTTTAGAATTTTTAAATCGTCTTTTGTTATACCAAAGCTCTTAGATAACGAGCCTTTAGATAGATCATACAAGCTGGTATTGTATCTGTGTGCAATTACATCTCGTGCTAATTCAACTAAGCCGTTATTAAGCATGTTCGGCAAGCACGCAACTTTATTTACAGCGTCGTACAAATTCGCAAATCCAACAGGATTACATTGCTTTGCAATCTTGCCGTAGTCGATATGCCACTTGTTAAATCCTTTTACACGCTTAAATATCTTATTGAGCGTGCCGGGGTAGAGTGGCAAACTTGAGTTTACACTTCTATAAAAATCCTTTCGCCAGTCGCCGCCTTTGTAATCTTCGTCATATGTGTATTGTTCCTGCACTCGCATTTCTTGTCCGTTAAAGTCGCAAGTTGTTCTTGAAAGTTCTTGCATACTGATGACCGGCTTAATTCTGCCGTAACTGTAGTCATATTCGATTACAAATTCACGAGCACAAAATCTTGTTCCTTTGAACGGCTGCAGATACATTATTGTTTCTCTGTTACAAAAGCCGTTTGAATTCAAATATTTTCGATATGGTTTTGCAGTGCACTTTTTGTGACAGGCAGGGCAAGTGACTTTATCTCCGCTGCGTACCTTGTTAATAGTAACCTCGTTACCGCATACGGAACATCTTGCAGTAGTCTGCTTTTTGCCGTTGGCATCATAAAACATATATCGGCTATATGCCATTACGGTATTATCAATCCATTTATGTATCGCCTGCGGCAGTGGGCGAATTTCTGCCAACTCGTAACTTATACTGTCTTTGATTTTTTGGTATTTATCTTTGAGCCTTTTTTGCCTGACTGCTTTTTGCCAAGCTATTATTTTTCCGATGCCTTTTCCTTTTGCATAAGAGCTTGTGTCCGCCAAATAATCGTCAATGACTTTATCTGTTTCAGCGCTGAACGGATAATAAAATTTATTGTAATAACAGCCGCCATCTAAGCTCCTTTCGCTTACTTCGCCCTTGGAATCAATGATGAACCATTTATCGTTGCCTTGTTTGTTTTTTCCAATGAGCAGACGATAACAAAATTCAGCGTCAGGTGCGGGCGAAAAAACATCTACAATAAGAGTATTTTCGCCTGTTGAAGTATCAAGAAAAGCGTCATACACATAGTTGTATTTGTTGCTTGTATAATTATTGCCCCATAGGTCGGTGTGTTGAAATTCAACTACCGCTTGCATAACCGGTACATCTTCTCGATTTTTATCAATTGGTAATGCTGTCAGCTTTTTCTTTTGCATTGTAATTCACCTCACAGCAAATCCATAAGGTTTATAAAGCCTTGCTTTTCAGACTTTGTCGGGGCAGGAGAGGTACTGTTCATTCGCCACACTTCCGGCGGTAATTCGTCAGGTGTAGGAATTGCATAAAATTCGCAAATTGCGGTCATAACCTTATATGGATCTGCAAGTCTTTGATTTATTACGCTTGCTACAAGTGCATTCAACTGCATTTCTTTGATTTTTAAATCCTGTAGCACAATTTCCGCACTCTCCGGCTGTGCTGTGATGATGTCAATGAGCTGTTGCATAACATTCCACTCATTTGAGTATTTTTTATAGTTCTTGCCTTGGGTTTTAATGCAGTCAACTGCATTTTCTAAAATATTCATAATTTCACCTCTTGATTTTTTAAGAGAGAAAAGATATAATAAATACGGTAAATATTTTTATATCTTTTCACTTTGCCGTCAGCTGTGCATTAGTTGGCGGCTTTGTCTTTTGCATTTAAAATGTAGTCAATCTTCGACTTGCAAGCCTTGATGTGTTCTGTTGTTGGATTTTCAAGGAGTTCCGCCATATCTTGTAAAATATACGGAATAGTGTCGATGAAGTCGGGATTGTAGCCTGTTGCCTCGTAGTCCTTGAGTTTATGTACTAAGCCTATAAGGTTGGTTGGAATGCCCTCAAGTGAAATGAGAGTGTGGTATACATCGCAAACTTTGATTGCACCGCTTGCTGATGTATGTATTAATCTGTTCATCGGTTCACCTCTCCTCAATTTTTCACTGCGTATTTGCAGCAGCGGATAAACTTTTTACAGTTGTTCGCCAAACGCTTAATGCCTGTTGCTCTATTGTTGAGCTTGTGCCTGTCAAGGCTTTCCTTAACTTCTGCGACATAATTCAAAATGTCTTCGAGCCTGTCCGCTGTAACGGTGTCTAAACCCTGTAAGGCAATAACCTCGCCGTCTTTGATACAGATTTGTAAGTTTTCAAGCTTACTCATATCCGTTTGCTCCTTTCTTGAGATTTTCGAGCAGTTCACGCTCTATAATCACGCAATCCCTCAGATAGCATTTGACATTGCTGTTAATGCCATAGACTGTATTATCATCTAAACATATTGCTGTTTCGTATGATACTTTCATCATAAAGCGTCCCAAATCATCAGAGAACACATCTCCGATTTCAACATCCTTAAACGGATAGGTCGGTATGTCGTTAATTATTACATCCATCTTTTTTTATTCCCTCCTGCGTTTCGTTGTAAGCCTTTTCGAAGTAAGCCTTTGCGTCCTCTTTAGATATTCTCCACTCACCGAACATCTTTGCCGCCGGCAAAATGCCCGACTGTGCTTTTTTCTTTAAACAATCAACCGAGAACCCCCAAAGATTTGCCAGCAATGGCAAATCTATGTAGATCGGAACATCGTCCCAGTTGGTTACTGTTTTCTTAGATTTTGGCATATATACCCTCCTTATAAATTTATTGCCTTACACCTCTTTTAGTGTTATGATTGAATTAGTAATGAGGTGTAAACTTTGGATACTCTTTTTAACTGGTTAACTTTTATTGTTTCATTAGCTACAACTATAAGTACCGTTATTTTGTCGTGGATATTATTCAAAAAAGAACACAACAAAACATATCTTAAAGAACGATATGAAAAACTAATATTTCCAATTTTTAATATACTTGAAGATCATCTATACAAAAAGGAAATAACACCTGAGATTAAAAAAGCTGTTGAAGAATGCAAGAACATAATTAACAAAAACAAGCTTATCGCTGGCGGAAAAGCGTTCATTGATGTTTGTCTTCGTCCTTTGCCCAGCGAATTAAATCCATAATCTGTGCATCATATTTATTCAAATAGCTGTCAAGCGTTTTTATAATGCGGACAGCTATTATTTTTATTGCGATAGTTAAGAATACCACAGATATACACAGATTTGTTAGTATCATAATTATACATAAGGTCACTTTTCACATCTCCTTTCCTATGCTGTTCTCCGCCGAACTCTTCCAAAGAAATTTTGTAAAAATCACTCTGAACAGGATAAGCAGGGCGTTCAAAAGGAATTTGTCTTTCCGGCATTTCCTTTTTTCTTTTGCCTTTTAACATTTAATCACCTCTTTGTTAGTTTCGTTGCTTTGCATCCTCAATACAATGTGATATAATTTCAATGAAAGGAGGTGCAAGCTATGCGGTTAAATTCGGATTGTGTTCGTGATATTTTACTCGCAATCGAAAAAGATGTTGATTATCACAGAATATTGGAGTTAAAATTTGATGATACTCTTCCTGACAATCTCCAAAAATATTCTGCCGAGGAGCTACTCTACCACATTAGACAATGTAAGATAGCAAATCTTATTATTGATGTGCATTCATTTGATGGGGGAAAATATGTAACGATTGCAGATTTATCGCCTGATGGGCATCAATTTCTTGCTAATATTCGTAATGATAATATATGGGGCAAGGTTAAAAAGATTGCTGGAGTTGTTGGTAGCAACTCTCTTTCCGCAGTTACCCAAATTGCTTCAAATGTTGTAACGGAACTTATAAAAGCTCAATTTGGAATTATTTAAACTTTATCGTATTGTCGGCTGCTCGCTTTGTGCAGTCGGCAATTTCTTCTTTAGTGGGGGACCTGAACTTTTCTTTGCAAAATAGTGTAATTGCTCTTGTTGCGATTTTCCACTTCACAGCTTTTATAATTGCTACTACCGCTACAACGGTAGCAATTACTGCGTATACACTTAAAAACATTGTTATCACCTCTTATGCTGTCTTAATATGTTCAACACTTTGAACTTTTGGATCAAAAAAATATTTCGGTATATCTTCATTACTAATTCCTAAAATCTCACAAGCTGTGCAGATTTCGGTTTGTTTCCATTGTGTTTTTCCGTTCATTTTTAAAGATATGCTTCGCTCTGATAAGCCCATTTTATATGCAAAAATGGCTCTAGTCCTACATTTTTCTTTAACCAGTCCTTCAAGTTTTCTATAATCGAATGGCATTTAATCAACTCCTTTGTAGTTCAATCTCTTTGAACAATTTTAGAATAACACAGCTTGATTACTATGTCAATACTTTTCTTCAAAAAAATTGAACTTTTTTTCAATATGCTATTGAACTTTTGTTCAAGATGTGTTACAATACACTTAAAGCAAGGTGATATAAGTGAAAAAGTATACAACTTCATATAGATTGAAACAAATAATGTCAGATTTAAATCTTAAACAAGTTGATATTCTTAATTTAGCTGCTCCATATAGCGAAAAATACGGAATTAAACTTAATAAAAATGATTTAAGTCAATATGTTAGTGGTAAAGTTGAACCGGGACAAAATAAATTATACATATTGGGTCTTGCACTAAATGTTAATGAAGCCTGGTTAATGGGATTTGATGTTCCTATGGATAGATCAAATTATAATTGTGATAGTAAAGAATTAACTCTTAATGCACACGAAAAGAAACTTGTTGTTGCATATAGAAATAAGCCTGAAATGCAACCGGCTATTGATAAGTTACTAAATATTAACGATGATTCAAGTGAAGAGTATGTTACAGTTTTAACCGCTGCGAGGAGCAGCGATAATAGACCTATTGAATTTCAAAAAATTTCAAAAGAAAAACTTGAATTACTTAAAAATGCTAAATCTGTTGAAGATGAATCTGATTTGTAAATAAAAAAATGCCTCGTTGGTTAAAATACCTACGAGGTGTGATGAATGGATTACGGCAAATACAAAAATGCTCGTAACGCCGCATGGCAATGTATATTAGACTACGATATTAAGGCACTACCCATTGAGGTTACGAATATTGTTAGAAAATCAAATGATATTAATTTAGTTAAAAACAGCGATGTTAATATTCTTCAAAACAATGCAAGCGGTGTTACAATTGTAAATAATAACAGTTTTATAATTGTATATAGAGATACAGATAGTTCACAGCGATGTAGGTTTACTATTGCTCACGAATTAGGGCACATTTTGCTCGGACATATGCTCGTGGACAAAATAGCATACAGAACATTTGCTGTGCAAAATGATACGGAGAGTTCAGCTAATATCTTTGCTCGTGACTTGCTCGCTCCTGCGTGCGTACTGCACGAATTGCAGATTTTAACCGCTGCGGAAATATCTCGGTTATGTAATATAAGTCTTGAAGCTGCGACATATAGATCAGAGCGTATGCAAGAGCTTGAAAAAAGAAATGCTTTTTATAAGCACCCACTCGAGCAAAAAGTTATAAAACAATTTAATCAATTTATTAATAAAAATAAAAGTCAGTCGTAGCACCACCTACGACTGACTAAAAAAGATGTGAGAAGAAAACGCACTCCTCTAAATCTATTTTACAATATATTATATATTTTGTCAAATATTATATTATGTGAGGAGCTTAGCAATGGGATTTTTTGATATTTTTAAAGTTTCACAATATAAGAGTGAAATTGAAACGCTAAAAAAACAAAATGATGAGTTAAAGCAAAAATTAAGCGAATTGTGCTTTGATGATTACGATACATCACAGAGAATTATTCAACAATTAAAGCAAGAAATTGAGAAAAGCAAAGAGGAAGCTTTAAATCTTGAAAATCAGCGTGCTTTATTAAAAAATAAGCTTAACGATGAAACTGAATCAACAAAAGAAAAGCTTAATGATTTAAAGATTAAAACAGATGAGAGAATACTGAGCTTAAATGTTGAAATCGAAAAAACAGAAAAGAAATTAAAAACAGCTAAAAACAAATTAGACAGAACGAAAGAGCTATACAAGAGTATTGATTATTCTATATCTAATTTTTTTGAATATTCTCCTGATTTAGCAGAATTGAAATTATATAAATCAGAGTTTGATGAACTTGAAGAGTTGTCACCGTCTGTTATTCTTAAGCTACATTATATGGATGTTAAAAGTTTAAGAAAAGCATTTAAAGATAATGACAAACAAATCGAAAAAGTTTTATCACAATATCGTAGCAGGTACACTACAAAGGCGAATAAAGCTATTTATGATTTAATGGTAATAGCTTTAAGAGCAGAATTGCAGAATATCTTATATAATCTGAAATATGAAAAATTAGATAATGCTATTGAGCAAGTAAAAAATACTTCTCAAAAATATCTGAATATCGCAGCTCAAGGTAATCAGAATATAGCTGGAACTCTTACAAAATTTATAGGCGAAATAGAATATTTATTTATAAATGCTGTAAAAATAGAGTATAACTATTATGTAAAAAAAGAGCAGGCGAAGCAAGAGCAACTTGCTATTAAAGAGCAAATTCGTCAAGAAGCTGAAGAACGCAAGGCACTTGAGCAGGAAAAGAAGAAGATTGAAAACGAAGAACTTAAATATAACAATGAAATTGAAAAATTAAAAGAGCAGTTAAAAGCTTCGGCAGATGAAGAAAGTAAAGCTTTAAATGCTAAAATTCTCGAATTGCAAGCAAAACTTGCTGATGTCACTATTAAAAAAGATAATATCGTTCAACTTCAAAATGGTAAGGCAGGTAATGTATATATTATAAGTAATCTTGGATCGTTCGGTGAAAATGTATTTAAAGTTGGTATGACAAGAAGAATTGACCCGCAAGACAGAGTAAACGAATTAGGAAATGCTTCTGTACCATTTAAATTTGATGTACATAGTTTCATTTTTTCGGAAGATGCTGTTGGACTTGAAAGTAAATTACATAGCATTTTGAACGATAAAAGAGTTAATAAAGTCAATATGCGTAAGGAGTTTTTCTATACTACAGTAGATGAACTTGAAGAGCTTGTAAACAAAATTGAGCCGACTGCTGAATTTAATAAAACTATGCTCGCAGAAGAATTTAGACAATCTCAATCATCTAATGAAAATTATACAAATGATTACACAATAGATGAAGAAGATGAGTAAATAAATCCGCCCTAAAATAATACTTTGCTCTGCATTCTTGGCAAAGTTGTGGGATTTTACAATATTATGTAATAAATTATTTATCAAAAGCTATTGACACATAATAAATTATGTATTATAATATATACATAAAGGGGAGATAAAGTTGAAAAGCTATACTTCAAGAGATGTAATCAAAATTCTTAATGCTGACGGTTGGTATGAGGTCGGTTGTGTTGGCGACCACCACCAGTTTAAACACCCAACCAAGAAAGGCAGAGTAACAGTTACTCACCCGAGAAAAGATTTTCCGATTAAAACCTTAAAGAGCATTGAAAAGCAAGCAGGTATTAAATTTGAATAATGCCTGCAATCCCCTTAAAACTATTACGGAGGTTTTTACTATGAAAGACAGATATTCGTTCATTGCAGTATTTGATGTTGCAGAAGACGGCATTTCTATTGAATTTCCTGACTTACCGGGTTGTCTGCCTTGTGCCGATACTATGGAAGAGGCATTAAAAAACGCTCACGAGGCACTTGGACTTCACCTTTGGGGACTTGAGCAGGACGGCGAAGAAATTCCCGAACCTACACAAATTCAGAACATCACACTTGAAAAAAATCAAGTCCCAGCTGTTATTGAAGTGTTTATGCCTGCCTTTCGTGACAAGCTCAACAACCGCTTTGTAAAGAAAACTCTTTCTCTCCCGGCTTGGCTTGCAGATATGGCAGATAAGGACGGCGTAAACTGCTCTAAAGTATTTCAAAACGCTTTAATTGATTATCTTGGAGTTAAACAATAATATAAAAATCCGCCCTGCTCGACTGGTCCTCGAACAAAGCGGAAACCATCACACGGGTGCAATGGTGCAGTTAAACGCAATATAATTGTACCATACTCCCTTGTGTTTTTCAAGTTTATCGAATAAAAACACAAGGGATTTTTGCACCCTTTTTTAAAAACAAAAGGAGTGTTATAAAATGAAAAAGCGTAAAGACGGCAGATATCAAAAAAATATCTATATCGGACGAGATGAAAACGGCAAAGCTATGTATAAGTCTGTATTTGGCAAAACGCAAGCTGAGGTTACACGCAAAGCAAATGAAATCAAGCTAAAAATCAGCAAAGGTATGGATATTCTTAGCGAGAATATGCCGTTCAGTGAACTCTGCGAAAATTGGCTGATATACAAAAAGGCTCTGCTTTCTTCTGACAAGCAGTATAAGAGTTATAAAACAAACCTTAAACCGTTTTCTGTATTAGGCGATGTTGCAATCAGCAAACTTGTAAAAGCAGATTTTCAATGTATCATAAATGACTATTTCGCACGAAATCCACATACAGGCAAACCGACTTCAAAGAAAACTCTGCGTGATTACAGAATGACCGCAAGGCAGGTGTTTGACTTTGCTGTTGAAAACCGCATACTTGACTACAATCCATTAACATATGTCAGAATACCGAAAAATGCACCTGTAAGCGAGCGCAGGGCATTGACCGAGCAAGAACAGCGGTGGGTTATGGAAATGCCACACAGAGCACAACTTCCTGCTATGATCATGATGCTGTCTGGTTTAAGATTAAGTGAATGCCTTGCGTTGCAATGGTATGACATTGACCTTGAAAATGCTCAAATTAGTGTTCATCAAAAACTTGTAATGACAGGAACTCCGCACATTGTGCAAGGCGCAAAGTCAAAGGCTGGCATACGAACAGTCAATATTCCCCACACCCTTGTGGATTTTCTGAAAAATCAAAAGAACCATAAACAATCCGACTTTGTTGTACTTACAACAAAAGGGGAGTTCTTCTCAACAACAGCGTGGCGCGAACTATGGGACAGCTATATGGCAGACCTCAATCTTAAATACGGAGATTTTTCCGAATATGAGCGAAAGCCGAAAAGTAAGTTCGACCCAAAAGGCGTTCCGTTTGTTATTGAAAGATTCACCGCACATTATCTAAGACATACTTTTGCTACAAACTTGTTCTTTTGCGGTCAAGATTTACTTTATGTCCAAAACCAACTCGGACACGCAAAGCCCGAAACGACTTTGAATATTTATACACATTTAGTGCAAACAAATCAGATTAAGAAAATCAATAAAATTATAGACCTAAACGATTACATCTCTGCGATTGCAGAACCGCAAAAAATGATGTTAGTCTGATGTTAGTCAATGTATAATAAAAATACGCTTGTTTACTGCACTTTTTCAAATTCTTGTAATGTTTCGTAATCAGTAGGTCGACGGTTCAAGTCCGTTCACCAGCTCCACAAATAAACCGCATTACCAAGCCGTTTTTAAGGCTTGTATGCGGTTTTTCTTTTTGCCTGTTTCCCGTAAAACATTGCTTTTAACTGTATTATAATATGCAAATACAGTAAAAAACCCTCACCTACTTCTATTAACTAAGCAAGTCACTGATTTTATATGCTTATATTCTTTATGTTTTTAATACAAGGCTGATTTTAAATCAAATGCAAAATAACCGTTTACATCTAAATAATACTAAATTATGCCGTATAATTAAGGTGTAGTAACACATACCCATAACAATTTTCGATAAAACGGTTCTTTATCACAAGTTTCGGTAAATTATGGTTTAGAAAACTGTTTTATCAAGCAATTGTAAAAGTTTGGTCGACCTTTTCAAAGGTTGTGAGTATGGGCAAGCCCACAAATACTTTCCGTTTATGCAATCTGACGATAGGTGCTGTAAA